CGCGATGAGAACATTGAGAATGAAGACGAGAAGCTCGGTGAGCATGTCTGACTTATTTTCGGTCTTGATAATTTCCTTAAACATTTATTACATACGGATATTTTTTTTCTGTATACATTATAAATGAAGAACCCACCTGTGAGTGGTTCTGAGAGGAAATTTACAGAAAAAAAATGGGGTACGTCTACCGGTATAGGTAACAATAACTGTTATGCGTATGCTGTGGGAGACTACGAGTCGTATCGCTGGCAAAAATCTATTCCTGGTGATCGTTCTGGACTTTCAAATGGATATCATAACTATACACACTGCACCAGTTTACCAAAGCGTGTTATTTCTGACAACCCAACAAAGATTTACCGTGCAAAACCAAATGAGAAATGTAAGAAGGGGTATTATAAAGTCATGATGTTTGTGTCCCCTGGAAGACCAACAAACTACATTCGTCAAGGAGATTTTCACTTCTATGTTCAACACTCAGTTGTTGAGTATCGTGTTAAACCTGGGGACACCCAAGAGTCGGTAGCAAAGTTCTTCAAAGTCCCACTCTCTAGGGTAAAGCGGGCTGGAAAGTTTGCACTCAATAAACGTCTCGCGTTCAAAGCTAATGTATTCAGTCACAAGAGGGGATGGGCCACTGGGCCACTTCTGACTGATGCATCTGGTAAGTCTATCACAGACCCACGTAAAGCTGATAGGAACTACCCTGGTCTGGACTACGAAAAGTATTGTAGCTCATTCTGTGTCAAGGACAAGGGCATCAAGGTCGGAAAGACTCACCCCAAGGTCCGCAAAAAGACTGTCTAAATCTACAGTATCCTCAACATCAAAAGACATATCAAATACATCCATTATATTGAAAATAGCTTCACTCTCCAATGACACAGTGTTAGACTGCGCTGTGTAATTGTTCTGAACTGTCAATGTAACTTTAAACTTGGAAACATCAAATACTTTTCTACAAACGGGGCAGGTGTTCTTACCTTTATCTTTCCACTCTTGTATACAGTGGGAATGAAACATATGTCCACAACGGATGGGTGGGTTGGTCCTTGTTGACCTTACCTCATTGAGACATATGGCACATTGTGACATTCTAATGTATAATTTTAAAGTTTTTATTACAATTTACCACAGTTAATACGTTTTAGACATATCAGTGTAAGTGTTGCATGGGTCACACTTCCCACGAGAGTCCTCTTGAAGTTTGTTCAGGAACTGGGGACCCTGCTTTTGGAGCGCTTGGCGGAAAGAGTAATTGTCCTCTAACTTGATACCATTTTGTTCCATCAAATAGTTGTTGGTAAGCTGGGCTGACGAGTTGATAGTGAAGCATCGTCCATCGGCCATTCCAAGTCGTTGAGACATTTTGTTACTTTATGATTAGAAATTAATTCCCCTGTTCGTAATCGTTTGGATCCATGATTCAAAACCTTCCCCCTTAAGGTGCTCAACCATAGGTCCACACTTATACCCCAAGAAGATATCAAAGACATCCTTCTCTTCTGTGGGGGACACGCGAATCTGAGGATCGTCGTTGATGTGTTGATTAATAATGTTATAACCAAAAGCAATCTCTTTGAGAGTCTCAGCACCTGTGATGATGATTTTACCAGTTGAGAAGATACTCGTTGTAATTTCCTTCATATCTTGGGAGGGTTTAAACTTGATCTTGACAGCACTGTACCTATCAGGTTCAAAGGAAACTTTGAAGATGTCTGAATGATTCTCAAAATGTTGAGCCACTCTCATGAGATTGACATTGTAGTTGAGACTGAAATTTGAGTTGATCATGACAACTCGGAATGAATCAACTGGGACCTGGTTCTCCATTCCCAAGAAAGTCTTGAAAATGTAGGTGAGTTGTGTAATGATTCTCTTACAATCAAAGAGATCGCAGCACCCAGCCACCTGGATTGATCCATTTGGGAAGACCTTCACAGACTTTGTACTGTACGTATCATGGTACGTGAGTGTCACCTGATTGTAGAAAGTAGTAGGCTTTAACTTCCATTCAAAACCACCGTCTCGTGTGTTCTCAGCCGATCGCTTTAAATTGAAAGTTTCCAGATTCTCAAAAATATATCGTAGTTTTTTGATATCAATTTTTTGGATAAAACTTGAGACCATCGTGATCGTTGTAATCTTTATCCAAGAAGGTCTCGTTTCATCTGGGAATCCCTTTCTAAACTCATCGAGAGTCAAAAGGTATGAAAAACTGTTATTGGCAATAGCCGAATACATTTACTCTTTTATATAGCACCCCTATTCTTTATATAAATTATACTTAAAAGATCATGACTTAGGTATTGTAATGACCTCTTTTCTTAAATCGGCTAGGGTCGTATACGACGTTGATTCTGAACTAGAGTATGTGACAATCACATACGAACGTTTCGTAAAAGGTAAGGGGTACGAGACTTACGTGGATCATATCCACACGAAACCTCTAGCGAATTGGACTACCCTCAAATCAAATACACAATCTATTCAATATGAGAAGTTCTTAGACGTCATGTGTGAGAAGACACTTGAAGTTCGTATGAAAATGGCTGAACTTGCATTGGAAAATATCCTAGCTGATAAGCAAAGTATACATACATATATTCGTACAGCTTATGCGAGTAAAATTCTTGATCCCACATTCCAGCCACCTTGGATTAATCGTAAGAGTGCTTGGCAAAGGGAGTTTATTAAGAAGTTTTGTAGAGAAACACTTCCAGATTTGATTGAGAAATGTGAGGATGAATATAGATTGGAATATTTCTTCAACGTCTTATGTAATATAGACTCAGAATAATAGTTATAAGAATTATAGAACCACCAATAAGAGAAAACTCTGGGTTATTTGAGACACCAATGGTCACCTTTTCATAAACAGTCTTCTTTGGTTTAGTAAACCCGGTATCAATATTTCTACGTGGAATAAGTGGTCTATCTAAAGAACATTCAGATGTAGCTTCCGCGCATAATCCATAACCACAGTATACACTTTTCTCGGGATCTGGGATACCCGGTTCAGACTTAATCTCAGTAAAATCGTCATACCCACCACTTTGTCTCACACTTCCTGGAAGGGAAAAATCATGGGTGACAAATGGATTGACATCATTGATCGCGTCCTCATCGTTGAGCATAAACTTACTCATAGTTACTTTTACTTCAGATTATAATTTTTAGTTTTGATTTTAGTTTTATGCTCTTCCCACATCATGTCTAGATCTACATTCAACATATGTGCCAATTGGAAGAGATAACTAAACACATCCCCCATTTCCATCATGACATCTGTACCCCTCTCTTTCTTCAGTCCCGTCTTCTTGTATGTCTTCTTGTACTGACGAATTGCTGATGCGAGTTCACCAAACTCTTCCGTCAGTAAGAGCCATACTGTATCAACGGCGGCCCGATCCCAACCTTTAGATTTACACACCTTTTCTGTATACTCTTTGTAGAAGTTTAAACTCGTACTCATCTTATCAGTATATGAAATCAAAACTTTAATTGATACCGATTTTATCATTGTAACCAATTTTATTACCATACGTACTCGTGTTAATGGGTTGCGAGAGTGGGACAGCAATTGTATCAATGTCTTTGACATAAGACATGTATTGAGAAACACCAGTTTGAATTTGTCCGAGAGCTGTTTCAATCACGCGACCATTCATCATCTTGACCTGCTCATTCACACGAGAGTAAGAATCACCTGAGTTGTTTATGAAAACCATACGCATGAGACTGTATAGATCATCTGGGTTTTGACGATCAATAGCGATACCAGTTTTATTTTTAAACGCCTGACGAATCCCACGCTGGAGAAGATTTAGGTTGAACTCAGAAAAGAACAAGGTGTTGAGTGGAGTCTCACACTGCTTGAGGGAATCGAGATGCAGGTTATCACACATTTAATATACTCTTGGAAAAAAAAACTCTGTAGATATTAAATGTTAAACGTAGCTGATTTTGATGAGGTGTATGCCAATAAGCCAACAAATGTTGAACAAATTCCATGCAAGGCCCCAGAATGTTTCGTGGGTTCTTATGCGCCTGTGGCGCGTCCAGGTGAGACTGGACCATTCTTTGTGAATAGTTATTTGCTTCAGCCCAATCGTAAATTTGAAACCTTCGGTACAGTGAAGGTCACAAGTGGTGATCTTGAAAAGTGCCGTAAGTAAGTTAAAAATAAAACAAGTAATAAAATTAAATGAGGGTCGTTAAGCGCTCAGGTCGTATTGAGGATATGAAGTTTGATAACATCACCAATAGGATCAAGAATCTGACACATGGTCTCTCAGAAAATTGTGACTCCGCTAAGGTTGCACAACAAGTTGCATCATCTCTCTATGATGGCATTAGCGTTCAAGAAATTGATACTCTCTCAGCTGAAATTTGTATTGGTATGATTACATCTGACCCCGATTATGAGACATTGGCAACACGTATCGTCGCGAGTAATATCCAGAAGGTCTGTCCCAATAATTTCCACACTGCAATGAAAAAGCTAGCTAAGGCTGGTGTCGTAACTGACGAGATTTCTCAAGTGGCTGGTAGAGTTAAGGATGACATTATCACCAAGAGGGACTTTGACTTTGGGTATTTTGGACTCAAGACACTTGAGAAGAGTTACCTCCAACGCCTTGATGGTATACTGATGGAAACCCCACAATATATGTTTATGAGGGTATCCATTGGTATCCACGGTGATGATATCCCTGCAGTATTGGACACGTATGATAAGATGTCACAAGGTATGTTTATTCATGCGACACCCACCCTATTCAACGCAGGTACACCTAGACCCCAGATGTCCAGTTGTTTCCTGATTGCTAACAAAGAGGACTCCATCAATGGTATTTATGGAACCCTCACGGAGTGTGCACAGATTTCTAAATGGGCTGGTGGTATCGGTATGCATATCCATGACATTAGAGGTAATAAGTCTCGCATCAAAGGTACAAACGGTCAATCCGATGGTATCATCCCAATGCTTAGGGTTTTCAATGCCACTGCACGGTATGTGAACCAGGCTGGTAGACGCAAGGGGTCAATCGCGGTGTACATTGAACCATGGCACGCAGATATCATGGATTTCTTGGAACTACGCCTCAACCAAGGTGATGACGAGGCGCGTTGCCGTGACCTCTTCTCAGCCCTCTGGATCCCAGACCTCTTCATGAAGAGGGTTGAGGAGGGTGGTAAATGGTCCCTCTTTTGTCCAGATAAGGCTCCAGGTCTATCGGATGCTGTGGGTGAAGAGTTTGAAGCCCTCTACACTGAGTATGAGGAGGAGGGTCGCGCTAACACCACGGTACCAGCTGCCGAGGTTTGGAAGGCTATCCTCAAGTCCCAAACGGAGACTGGTACACCCTACATGCTTTACAAGGATGCATGTAACAAGAAGAGTAATCAGAAGAACTTGGGGACAATTAAGAGTTCCAACTTGTGTACAGAGATCATAGAGTACACTGATAAGGATGAGACCGCCGTCTGTAACTTAGCCTCAATCGCTCTACCAAAGTATGTGGATAGGGAGAAGAAGACATTTGATTACGATAAACTCCATGAAGTCACCAAGACTGTCACTAAAAACCTGAATCGTGTTATCGATAGAAACTTCTATCCAGTAGAGACTGCCCGTAAATCCAATATGAGACACCGCCCAATCGGTCTAGGTGTCCAAGGTCTCGCGGATGTGTTCATTCTATGTCGTCATGCATTTGATTCTGAAGAAGCCAAGGAGATGAACGCTCGTATTTTTGAGACAATGTATCACGCTGCCCTCGAAGCGAGTTCTGAACTTGCTGAAGTTGACGGATCCTATGAGACCTTCGAGGGATCCCCCACTTCCCAAGGTATATTTCAATTTGATATGTGGGAGGGGGAAACAAAACTGCACTACGATTGGGACGCGATGCGTGAACGCGTGAAAACGAAGGGTCTCCGAAACAGTCTCTTGATGGCCCCAATGCCTACTGCATCTACTGCTCAAATCTTGGGTAACAACGAGTGCTTTGAACCTTATACGACTAATATTTATCTCCGACGCACCCTAGCTGGTGAGTTTGTCGTGGTCAACAGACACCTCGTAGATGACCTAAAGAATCTCGGTCTATGGTCCAAAGATATGAAGGATCTCATGGTAAAGGCTGGTGGTTCTATCCAAAATATCGTGGATATTCCAGATGATATTAAGAAGTTGTATCGCACCGTGTGGGAGATTAAGATGAAGGATATTATTGATATGGCGGCGGATCGTGGTCGTTTCATCGATCAATCCCAATCTATGAACCTCTTCATGGAAAGTCCAACGATGTCTAAACTTTCATCGATGCACATGTATGCATGGAAGAAGGGACTCAAGACAGGTATGTATTATCTGAGATCTAAGGCTAAGGCTCGTCCAATTCAATTTAGTCTTGAACCCGATTGCGCCATGTGTTCAGCTTAAAGTTTTGGTACTCTATTCAATCAGTACAAATGTCTAAAATTACCAACGCTACCGAAAACTTGGAAATCGCTGATTTTAACAACCGTAAGATCGTACTTTCCACGAAGGAAGGGACTCCCATGAGGATTCAATTCCCACGTCTGTACATGCCTTTCGGTGTTTCGGGATTTACCCCAGAAGTTGGTCCTACTAAATATAATATTGATTTGGCTCTCAAGGGACATGACGAGGAGGATAGTTACATTAAAAATTTCTATGATTCTCTACGAGCTATTGAGGATAAAATTATTGACAACGTAGTTGAACAGAGTGAAAAGATTTTCCAAAAGAAGATGACAAAAGAGGAACTGATGCCTATGTTCAATTCAAATGTGAAGGAGAGTCCAGGTCGCGAACCAAAGTTTCGCGTGAAGGTTGACACAGATCATCATAGTATGATCAAAGCCGCTGTTTATGATGCAGACAAAAATCCGATCAAGACTGAAGTTTCAAATGGTCTCTATGCAAGAAATAGTGGACATACTATTGTTGAACTCAATAGTGTATATTTCTTGAACAGAAAGTTCGGGTGTACTTGGAAACTTTATCAACTTGTTGTATATGAACCACAAAACCTCAAGGGGTTCCAATTTCAGATTTAAGGGAGACGCGTCACAACTTTAGATCCAGGTATATTCGTGTACTTTGGAGTTGGGTTGTAATTTCTATACCCACCAGGCATATTGGTAAACGTCTTACCTCTACTTGTTAAATAAATACGACGCTTCTTGTTATCAAGGAAGTTCGTATTCATAGCCGCTTTTTTAGCGCGTGTGAGTACGTCCATCCCTATTTACTACCGCTATTTTTATTCAAAAGAAGAATAGAATATATAATTTGCGCCTCCTTAAGGAGTTTACCCTGAATCTTGGTGAACCTCTTAGGGTCCAAACCTAATTTAATCTTAGCTATACGCACAGACTCGTTCCACTTAGAAAGTGTCATTCTTATATTACAATTATATTTTTTACGCCATCTTCTTCATCTTCTTCTTGTACTCCTTGGTACCTTCCTTAGGTTGAAGCTTGAACCCATCCTTCTTTGGCTTGAAGACATTGGTGAGATGCTTCTTACCCTCATCCTTCATACGAGCGAGCGCAGCCTTCTGAGCGGCTTTGCTCTTAATCTGTCCATCCTTGGGATCTAACATCATATCCTTCTTCTTGAGACCACCCGCGGTCCTGTCAGCAGTTCCATGGAATACTTGAGCGCGACTTCCGATCATTTTGTTTATATACATTAAGCTTTGAAAATTTTCTTGATGTCCAGAATTGAAATCTTCTCTGTAGTTCTCTTCACTGGAATTTGTTTTTCAATTCTCTCATCATTTAGAACCTTGGAACACACAATAGATTTGTGACCTTGGAGAGCCATCATCTCTTCCTCAACACTCACAAATGTATCTGTTTCTCTGTAGATGAGCTTCTTCACATATACCGATTTGGTCTGTCCTGTTCGGTGACTCCGTCCAACAGCCTGAAGTTCTGTCGCGGGGTTCCAAGATGGACCAGTGATGTATACGCGAGTAGCTTCTTGGAGGTTGAGACCTTGACCCCCTGACTTGATTTGAATTATAAACACAGAACCCGGTGGAGCCTTTTTGAATGCAGTGACTTGATTGTCCCTCTCGTCTTTGGGAACCGAACCATCAATCCTAAAGATTGGTCTCTCCACATTCTTCTGGATGTAGTCCATTTCACCTCTGAATTGACAGAATACAAGGGACTTCTCATCTGGGTGAGACTTAATCATACGAAAGAGTGTCTCCATCTTGTTGGATCTCCCAACCCATTCCTCCGCTTTTGTCCCATTCTTTTTTGCCATACCATCCAAGTACATCTGAGGCCATATCATGCATTGTCGCGCACGAAGGAGGCACTCCAAGATTACCATGTTTTTTGAATTGAGACTGATTGCGTATTTGAAAGCTTCCCGAATCGTATCTTGAGCATCTTGAAAGACGAGCTCATACAACTGTCTCTCATCTGGAAACATATCAAGTTCCACATTCTCAAAATGACAATCTGGTAATCTGAGACGTTCGCTGATTTTTGCCAGATCGTCCTTGGTTCTTCGGAGGATGTAGATGTCCTGAATCTTATTAGTCATACCTTGAACCATTGACTTGTCAATACCGAGGAAAGCACAAAGGGATACGAAATCCTCCATAGAATTAAAGACAGGTGTACCAGTTACAATCCATTTAATCTCAGCTTTGATACGATTGACACTCTTGAACAATTTTGACTTTTTGTTGCGAATCTCATGGGCTTCATCGAGGACAATTCTATCCCACGATTTCATATGGATAACTGTCACTTCGTTTGTAGACAATAGGGAATATGGTACGATGACGATGTCCGCCTCTTTGAGATACCTCTTTGGTCCATCAAATATATGGACAGAGAGTTGTGGGGCGAACTTCCCAATTTCATTCACCCATTGTGTGATAATAGATTTAGGTACGACGATTAAAGTACTTTTTTTTGGGTTTCCAAGTATAGTGGCAACCAATTGTACAGTCTTACCTAGACCCATTTCGTCACATAGGAACCCACCTTTGGGTCCTGAGTCTTGACTTTCCATTGTAAGCATCCAAAGTACACCCTCTCTCTGATAAGGTGCAAAGAGGCGCCCGTTAAGGTTGTCTTTAGCGAGGTTGTATTGTTCTTCAATCTTCATGATAATCGTCTTCGTCAGATAATACGACAATTTCACACTTAGATGGTTCAACTTCTTTTTTAACACGGGTTTTCTTCAACTTAGGCGGTGGGAGTTCATCAATATGTTCTCGAAAATAGAGTACTTTTTCCCAAAATTCCTTCATAACGGGGAAGTTGGTTTTCCACCATTCGGGGTCTCTCTTAACATTCACAACGTCAAACTCTTCCGGCTTCGGCCAATTGGTCTCTGCTGGTTTATATTGAATAAAATCTGCTTCTTCTAGGTCTAAAATTTCCATACATAATTGCAATTGTGGCATATAATGAATCGGAACCTCACCAGGTATAATCTGCCTCATCGGGGGGCATTTAATCTCTACCAATTTACCTGACTCACTCACACCATCAGGGCTTCCACCAAGCCATGTATGTTCTGGGTGGGGACACAATCCAAGTTCATGCACCACCTCGTTATGTCTCTCTTCATATAAAATACGTGCCTCATCCTCGTAGAGCTCCCCGTGCCTCGTAGCTGCATTACCCGTGAATTTCTCACCGAGTCCACACTTTTTTAATAGAAGTTCCGCAGGTGTCTCATATTTATTCACACCAATAGCTGTGGCGGCATCTGAAGCAGTAAGCATGTTACCTCTCAAAGCAAGCCACTCCTCAGATTTTTGAGCCGCATATTCACGTTCAAGAAGAGCTTTCACGTTTGGGTGCATCTTAATATGCTATGGATTAGTATTTTTAAGTTCTTCTTGTACATGAAAATATATCATAGCTGCATTTTGTTCGGCTTGCTTTTTACTTTTCGCGTACCCTCGCGCTGCGTATTGACTATTGACATATGCATCAATGAAGAAAACTCCATCTTCATGGGCAACAACACGATATTCTGGGAGTGGCCAACCGTTTACCTGGCAATGCCTCATTAATTTATCCTTAAAGTTATCGTCAATCATGATGGAATTGAGATCTACATATTTCGGATCTTGATAGATTCTGAGAATGTATTGTTTAGCGTGAAGTAGACCAAGATCCATATAAATCGCACCTATGAGGGCTTCAAAGACATCCTCTAGAATCTTTGGGTTATTGTTCCAACCGTTACGCATCCCCTTCTCATCCATGAGGACTATATCATTTAGACCCAATTTCAGGGCTATATCAGCGAGGGTTTCACTACGAACGAGTTTTGTACGAGCTTTAGTCAGGAATCCCTCTTGTCTCTCTTCATATCTATCAAAGAGGAACTTTGTAATGATAAATCCTAATACAGAATCTCCCATAAACTCTAGGGTCTCAAAGGATTCTGTGAGATTTTCATATTCTTTCATAGATGATTTGTGGGTAAATGCTTTTTGGTACAAATTCAGATCTTTGATTTTTGTACCAATAAGTTCTTCAACTTGTTGTTTTGTAACAAACATACTGGGTTTTATTATGATTTGGTGTTATTTTTTTAAGCCTTGACAGGTTCCTTCTTCACGTAGTGAGGAGAGAGGTACTTCTGCAAGTTAAGGTAAGTCACAATGACGTCCGCGGGAGGCTGAAGGAGTTCCTTGAGCTTATCGTCAAGGATGAGTTGGCGACCGTTATCGGGATGCTTGAGACCCTTTTCAGTGATGTACTTGTTGATGAACTTGGTAACCTCAGAGCGAGAGATCAATTCACCTTCGGGAAGACCGAGAAACTCACGCAACTTAGGTGTAATTTCCTGCTTGCGGTTGAAGCCGTTGTTGGCGGCACGCGCCTTGGCCTTCTCACCATCGGGATCTTCTTGAGTGTTCTTCACCTTACGGACGATCTTAGTCAGAGATTTAACATCAGCACGGAGAGCGGCAATTTCGGTTTCAATGGTTTCAAGAGACATTATACCTTTCTTAGTCAGTTAATCTTTAAGTAAGATACGTAAGAAACAGGATTGATAGTAGGAGGAGTAACACTAACATGTAAAATTTGGGACTAAACTCAGATGATGAGGAGGGACGTTCTATGATCCTAAACGGTTCTCTGGGTGTTAAACCAGGTTTCTCCCCGGGACACCCACCAGAACAACATTCATCTTCTGGGCATGGAACTACATGTGGACCACGTCTAACTCCACAGAATTGGGACTTCTTTGGATCACTGACATCGTCGTATGCGAAGCATCTACATTCGTCTATTATACTGCAGACCATATTTATTATATGAGGATATAATAATGGACATAGATATTTATCCAGAAGCCGCTATAAAAAAATCCATTGATGAAAATTTATTTTTCAAAGATGCCAAACTGAAAAAGTATTACGATAGAAATGAACAGAGAGACCTCGGGAAATTTAGGAATCGCGTTCACAGTATGTATAGCAAGAAGGATTTCGATAAAATTGTGTATCTTCTCGTAACGGACTCCCTCCGAGATATCATTTTAGAAACCATTGGTGAAATATCGGAACACATGAAGAATACAGGTGATCTCATTGTGAGTGGTGGGGAGGCGTTTAACTTGTATATGGATTACAATAACCGAATTATCACCACCGACATAGATGCAAAGTTTGTTCCAAGGATGCCCGTGAATCCAAAGTTTTTTGGTAAACTTCAGGCAACCAAACTCATTCTCTGGGACAAATTGGGTGAAATAGCTAAAAAGTTAAACACTCGTGTCAGAAAGCGATTTACTGTGATGAAGACAAAAAACCCCAAACTCTTCAAGTTTTTGGGTATCAATATCCCACCCACGGGTGCATCTGTCACACGTAGATATACACTCATCAAGAAAAAGAAGTCTGGTCCTGGGAATGACCCCAAAAAGGGAGATGTCTTCATTGACGTGGAATTATTTGCACTTGATTTGAACATGCGGTTTTACTCCCCAAAGTCTGGTAAGATTGAGAATGTGACCATGGGGGGTATCCTTGATATTCCATTCATGAGACCCAAGGAGTTTGGTTATGAAGTGGTTCTCACGAGGCGTAAGGGTATAACCTACAGAAATCAAAACACAGGTAAACTTGTGAGAAATAACAATGTATATGTGGCAAGTAAAGAGTTTTTGATTGAAGATATTTATTTGATGAGTAAACTCAAACTTCGCCCAGAAAAGAAAGAAAAAGATCGTCAACGACTTGTAAAACTTGCTCAACTCCTCGATAAGAAAGTAACTGCAAGTGATTCTATTGACGATATTTTCAAACGTGTCAGATCTCTACTAATTAAGAAGAGGGCACCGGCTACCAAGAAAAACGCACGTGTTTCTGTGGCTCAGGCGACGCGTATAGATCCCTATAAATACAAGAATTATACAACTAAACCATCAGAAGAAAAGTTATCGAAACAGATTGTTCATGGATTGAAACCTGTCACAGGAAATGTAAATGTGAATGGCTATATAAACTCTTCGGGAAATAAACGATTGAACCTCAAAGATCTCAAATGGAAAAACGTTACCAATAACGCATATGTAAAGAACGAGTTTAAACTGCGTGCAGTGGATGCTAAGAAATTACCAAAGAATTTGAACATTGCCAACACTCTATATGGGTATAACCCCAGGAGAAATGGATGGGTTCCCAAAAATGTTATAAATAAATCAGCAGCTATACCATTTGTTGGTTTAAAGAATTGAAACGTAAACCATATATAAAATGCTTTACAACGCACCAGCTAAAGGTGAAGATGGATTTTACTTCGTGAAGGCCCTCAATGATTCTAAGCGTAAATGCCTTGTTCAATTGAATAAGGTGAATATTGCTGATATCTCAGGGGACGTTGTGATTAATCTCAATTCAGATGTAAATACTGGTAAGATCAAAGTGATCGATGAACATAACCTCAGCGCCGCCGTTGAAAATGCTGAGACTTGGTTCGGTAAAAAACTTTCCGACAACGTGGTTGAGGGTGCTTACACTTCTAGTATCGCTGATGGTCAAATTACAGGCGAGCGCATTGAGGTTACCAAGGTTTTCAATTCTGATCAGGAAGATATTGATTTTGATACGATCCAGTCCGACAAGGTATGTGACGTCATTCTTGAATTTGCTGGTCTCTGGTTTGCCAAGAAATCTTTTGGTTCTTCGTGGAATGTTGTCCAGGTCAGGGTCCACCCAGACCCAATCCTTGACACTTACCCAGATGGATATGCATTTGTTGATGAAGTTGAGGAATAAAAAAATTGTTGATCATATATAAAAGATGATGAAGAAGGGTCGTGCCCAAAACCTCATGATGGTTGCCGCCGTTGCCGTGTTGGTCTATCTGCTCTTCACTATGAACAATAAATCCGAATATTCTATTCAAGAACGCGAGTATTCCGCGATCAATAATGCGGCTGGCCCAACCGCTGCGGGTCCCGCGGCTGCTAATGGTTGTGGTATGGATAAGGGTGTTGGCCTCGCGTCATCCCTCCTCCCCCGTGAAGTTGCCTCCGCGGAGGACTTCGGTGAGTTTGCCCCAGAAGACATCCTCGCTGGCCAGAACTTCCTTGAGCCCCGTTCCCAAATTGGTTTCCCTGAAACCGTTGGTGGTGCTCTCCGCAACGCCAACCAGCAACTCCGATCCGACCCCCCTAACCCCAAGGATCCCTTTGTGTGGAACAACTCTACCATTGTGCCCGATGGCATGCACCGTTCGTTGTGTTAATTTTCACTTAAAGATTAGCTGTTAGTCTTATATAATAAACCATGTCAGTACCAAGTGTACTTTCAGAGAGTGTCTCTAAACTTGTAGAACTCTCTAAACAACTTTCAGAAGCGAAATCTGATATCAAAATCCTCAACCAAGAAGAGAAGCGATTGAAGGAATCAGTCAAAAAACATATGATTGATCAGGGTATTGATACCATTAACCTCAGGAAAGGTAAAATTAGTATACGTAAGTCGGTACGTAAATCTGCGATGAGTAAGGATGCCGTTAAGGATGGGCTTCATACGTTCTTCGGTGGTGACGAAGCTAAAGTTGAAGGTGCTTTAAACGCGATTAAAGATGGTCTTAAAACGAAGGAATCAACTTCGATCTCATTAACTGGTATAAAAGAAAAGCCCGAGAAAGAAGATAAGTAATAACAATGGTTTGGAGTCAATATGTATACGAAGCTACCACTGGTTTTGATACCTCTCATGCCAGTGATGATGAAGATTTTAACGATGAAATTCCTCTTAATGTTGAAGATTGGGAAATCCAACATTCAGATGAATTATGGTATATGTGGGGTATGATTAATACACTTACATATGACGCCCGCATTGAACACACAGGAAAATTTTGTGATTTTGTTGAATTTTGTTACATGGATAATTACCCTTACCAGGAACGTGTTACATGTGAATATGACGAAAATCTTCATCACATCTGGAAATCCCTCAGACGATTTATACACTCTAATGGTCTTCACGAGGAGATGATGAGGGGTGCTACATTCTACCATTTTGTTGACTATGTGAATAATTATATGTATGTATATTAAATGCTCCCCGATATCACCTCCAACAAAGTTGCTATACCAGCCGCCCTTTTTCTCGCGCTCAGCCCAGGTGTTCTTCTGACCACTGACGGCAAGAAGCTCGCTTTCCGCAACGGAAAGACCAGCCAGATGGCGGTTATGTTCCACGCGCTCGTGTTCTTCCTCGTGTTCAGTCTCATCGCTCGCGCCATGGGTCTCGTTCTCACCAAGACCGATCTCATCGTGACCACCGTTCTCTTCTTGGCCCTCAGTCCAGGTCTCCTCTTGACTCTCCCCCCCGGTTCCGGTGGTGTTCTCAAGTCGGGTCAAACCAGCATCTCCGCCGCTGTTACCCACGCGGTTGTGTTCGCGGTTGTGTTCGCGCTTTTACGCAAGCAATTTCCTCAATTCTATTAAGTAAGAGGATGAAATACCTTGTTTTAGGTCCAGCATCAATGGGTATATACTCAATGATTGGGAGTCTAAAAGCAATGGAATCCACTCTCGTGGATGTTAAAGAAATATCTGGGTCATCCGCTGGTTCAATTTTAGCTTTATTTTTGGCTATTGGGATGTCCGTTGATGAAATATTAAATATATCTCTATCTCTGAATATCCCTGAGTTTGTTAAGATACGTATAGGATCTTTCTTTAACAAATTTGGTTTTGTTGATTTAGAACCCATACGTGATAAGATGGTTGAAATATGTGGTTGTGACCCAACATTTGAAGAATTGGAAATGAAAATATATGTGTCAGCGTATTGTTTAAATACGTCAACAACTGACTATTTCTCTGTAGATACACATCCTACTATGAAAGTTATTGATGCCGTATGTATGAGTATAGCTATACCCCTTATTTTCTCATGTGGCAAGTATGAGGGTAGAACATATATAGATGGTGGTACACAAGAAGTATACCCTATTACTCCATTTTTAGACAAGAAGCCACATGAAATTACATGTGTTAAAATGAAAATGGATAAAGTGTACCAAGAAGAAATAAATACACCAAGACAATTTGTAGAGTGTCTCGTTCGTTCAACAATTGTGAATAGACGCGACCATAGTAAGGATGTACATATAATTGAGATTGATATTGGTGCTACCAATGTATTTGATTTTAGTATGTCATATGAAGATAAAGTTAGATTGTATAATTTAGGATATAAATAATCGTTACACTTTTTTGTTAACTTAATGTATATAAGATGGATGCATGCGATCCAGATGCAGATATAGAAAACCTCAGACAGTTGATTAAGATCAACGCAGGGGTAGATATTAAGTTAACAAAAAAAGAGATTTGCCAGGCGTATGAGGATATTCAGGGTGGTAAGTTACCTCTCCCACCTTTAGTCATGAATTCAACTCGTACATACTTGATTGATAAGAAATCCCCATTGAAGCCAAATGATTATGAACTTCTTTTTGATTCTTCCACAAAGCGCGTAGACCTTAAAAAGATCGCACGTAAGGTTAATCTTAAGAATGTTGATCAGATGACCAAGTGTCAAATTGTTGACGCAATCGGTAAACGCCTGCGTTACATGAAAGTGCACGAACCCGTCAAGTTTGCTAGACGAACTCGTGTCTCCGTTAACAAAACCACAGCAGTGAACGAAAATAACACAGCAGTGAATAATGTTAACAATTTCAACGTGAACCGCGTGAACAACAACACGAACCGCGTGAACAACAACACGAACCGCGTGAACAACAACACGAACCGCGTTAACAACAATGTGAACCTCGTGAACAACAACGTGAACCGCGTGAACAACAACGTGAACCGCGTGAACAACAACACGAACCGCGTGAACAACAACGTGAACCGTGCAAATGGAGCTCGCCCGGATATGAACTTTTCGGGTAAAGGTGTTTTTAGAAAGGGTACAAAACCTGCGTTTTTGGGTGGAACAACCCGCGCTGTTCGTGAACCAGTTAACATGAATCAACGCCCAGTTAACATGAATCAACGCCCAGTTAACATGAATCAACGCCCAGTTAACGTGAACACCCCAAAGAAACCTACAGTCTTCGGTAGTATCTTTGGTAAAAAGAAGGATAAAAACTTTGTTCCCGCCAAAAAGTTTGGTGGTGAAAAACCAGGGTATGCTTTTAAACAGGGCAATAAGGGATTAGGCTACTACATAAATACTG